TAATTAAGAAGTATCTTCCGTTCATAAATCAGCAGGTGAATCGTTATCTTCAGATGATGGATTTTTATATTAACTTTCATCTTGATGAAGAGTTTAACGAAACGGTAAAATCACCCATTCACGAAGACTTTTCTTATAGTTCTTTCAGTGAGGGTGAAAAAATGAGAATCGACCTTGCCCTACTCTTCACTTGGAGAGAAGTGGCACGAGTCAAAAACTCCGTTAATACCAATCTGCTGATTATGGATGAGGTATTTGATTCTTCACTTGATGGATTTGGCACCGATGAGTTCCTTAAGATTATTCGTTATGTCATTAAGGATGCTAATATTTTTGTGATTTCCCATAAGACGGACCTTCATGACAAATTTGAAAGTGTCATAAGGTTTGAAAAAGTCAAAGGTTTTTCCCGTATGATGTCCTCACAAGCACAAGGCGAATGAAACTCCCCAACTGGCAACACCACTCCAAAAAGGAGCAGAAACGGAAACTGAAACCGCAAGCACTCCGACAAGCAAAGGCACGTCGCCAAGCACTCAAGAAGCGTCTCCAACACGGGGACGCTTCTTATTTTATAAATACCTAAAAAGTCTTTATGAAAATGGAATCTAAAGAAGTTAAAGGTTTGATGCAAGCCTATGCCTCAATCTATGAGGGATATGGAAAAGATAAGGATAAGAAAAAGAAAAAAATGCATGACTGTGCTACACATGGAGAGCATAGTGAATGGGGTGCTGGTGTAATGATAAAGGAAATGCACACGTTGGATGAGGACGGAAATATTACTCATTATGATGTTATGTTTGAACATGGTATTGAAAAAAATGTTCCAGTAGAAGAACTTAATATTACAATGTCAGAAAAGCACGAACATTTTATCAATTATGATAAAAATGCAGAAGTTCTTGGTGAAACCCGCACAGATCCAAGAGGTCGTCCAGCCTCTGGTCCTATGAGTGTCTATGGTGGTCGTGGTCAAGATGCTGGTCCTGGTGGTTCTGGTGATGAAAGAACCGATAGAATGGATGCCGCTCAAAGAAGAGTAAAGTCAACTCAACCAGCAGCAAAGGGAAGGGCTGCCGACGCTCTTCATACAAGGTATTCCCGCAGACGAAGAGGTACAGGCGGAGAAAACCCAAGTCCAAGTGATACAACTGCTACAGGGCATCCACATTCTCCAAGAAGAGGTGGTCGTAGCGGTCGTGGTGCCGAAACTGATAGAGGAAGTGGAAACGCTGCTGCTCGTAGAATGAGAGAAGAGTTTGAAGGTGATCTCTTCGATTACATCCTTGAGCACCTAGTTGCTGAAGGTTACGCAGACACCAATCAGGCAGCTCTTGCTATTATGGCAAATATGAGTGAAGAGTGGAAGCAGAGTATTGTTGAAGGTGCTCCTGGTGCTTATGTTCCAAGTAGAGTTGATATCTTTAATAAAAGACAGCAGGACTTGAGAAATAGAGGTCAAGATGTTGGACCTAATATTCCTGGTCCTAGTGGCGGAGGTCAGTATCCAGAACCTGGTGCTGGAAAACCTGGAGTATTAAAACTCGCTAGAGGAACTTCTAGTTCAAACAGAGGTGTAGAAAGCAAGAATAACGCTTGATACCACTTTCTAAACTGGCACATAAGAGGGTTTCACCACCCTCTTTTTTTGTATAATATGGTCATTCAAACCAAATCACTATGACCGTCCGCCACGAAATCAAGTCTCAACTCGCCAAACTTCTTGCTACCGAAGACCTTGTGGTTGAGCACAAGAAAGTGGAGACTGCCTGCTTCAACGTTCATACCCGTGTGCTGACTCTGCCGATGTGGGAGAAGGCAAGCAACACTGTGTATGACCTTCTTGTCGCCCACGAGTGTGGACACGCATTGGAAACGCCTGATGAAGATTGGTTGCAGGAGCACAAGATTCCACCTCAGTTCGTGAATGTGGTTGAGGATGCTCGTATTGAGAAACTGATGAAGCGTCGTTATGCTGGTCTGGCGAAGACTTTCTTCAACGGATATAAGGAACTTGCCGACGATGATTTCTTCCAGATTGGTGATGATAAACTTGAAACTTATAATCTTGCCGACCGTGCTAATCTGTGGTTCAAGATTGGAAACTATATTGATATTCCCATTGAGCGTGGTCAAGAAACTGAAATTATCAATCTGATTGCCGACACTGAAACCTTTGCCGATGTTCTGATTGCCGCAGAGGTACTCTATAAGTATTGTAAGCAGAAGCAACAGGAAGAAACTAAAACTCAAATTGATAATCTGGAATCTCAAGACAGCGGTTCGAGTCAACAACCTGCCAACGAACTTACAGATCAACAAGAAGGTGAGAATGATCAGGAACAACCTGGTGAAACTGAATCTTATGGTGGTACTGCAGAACAAGACCAACAACCTACCCAACAAAATCAAGGTGGTAAAGAGAATGAAGAACCTGAAGTGAAGACGATGGAGTCTCTGGAAGAGGCACTGAAAGAACTTGTGAATAATAGTGGTCCTGAAAATGTCTATCTGGAACTTCCTAACCTTGATCTGAAAAAGGTGATTGTTCCCAACGCTCAGATTCATTCTAACTGTAAAGAATCTTGGGATACTTTTTCTGAAAATACTGGATATAAGTATGAAGACCTCTTTGGTGAAGTTGATCGACAGTTTGTTGAGTTCAAGCGTTCTGCTCAAAAGGAAGTGAATTATCTGGTGAAAGAGTTTGAATGCCGCAAGGCAGCAGATTCTTATGCCCGTGCTACGACTGCTCGCACTGGTGTTCTGGACTGTTCCAAACTTCACACCTACAAATACAACGAAGACTTGTTCAAGAAGGTTACGACACTTGCTAATGGTAAGAATCACGGTCTGGTGTTCATTCTGGACTGGTCTGGTTCAATGTGCGATGTGATGCTGGATACGGTAAAGCAACTCTTCAACCTCGTCTGGTTCTGTAAGAAAGTTGCGATTCCTTTTGAGGTTTATGCCTTCACAACCGACTACCCTTTGGTTTCTTATGATGAGAATGGTAAGGCAAGTTTTCGTGAACTTGCTTATGAGAAAAAGGATGGTCTGATTCAGGTTGGTGAATGGTTCTCGATGATGAATCTTCTGACCAGTCAAGTGAATGGTAAAACTCTGGAAGAACAAATGAAGAATATCTTCCGCCTTGCCTATTCCTTTGGGCGCAATTGCTATGCTCGTTATTCTATCCCTCTGGGTCTTTCTCTTTCAGGCACTCCTCTGAATGAGGCACTGATTTCTCTTCATCAGATTCTGCCCAAGTTCCAGAAAGAAAACAAACTTCAGAAAGTTCAGTGTGTGATTCTGACTGATGGTGAAGCATGTGGTATTAAGTATCACCGTGAAGTGAAACGTCAATGGGAAGATGGTCCTTTTATGGGAACTGCGGCTATTGGATTTGGATCATTTTTGCGTGATCGTAAAACGGGAAACACTTATTCTCTGGATTGTGAATGGCATCAAATGACTGATGTTTTTCTCCGCAATTTGAGAGACAAGTTTGCCGATATTAACTTCATCGGTATTCGTGTTCTAGAAGGTCGTGATGCTGGCAACTTTATTCGTCGGTATTGTGGTTGGTATGGACCAGAGTATGAGAAGGTGATGAGTTCTTGGAGAAAAGAAAAAGCATTTACTCTCAAGAAGTCTGGTTATCATTCTTACTTTGGTCTTTCTGCTACAGCACTTTCTCAAGATACTGAGTTTGAAGTTGCCGAAGATGCAACCAAGACTCAAATCAAGTCTGCCTTTGTAAAGAGTCTTAAATCTAAGAAAATGAACAAAAAGATTCTTGGCGAGTTTATGGAACTTGTCGCTTAATCCACTCTTCAAACTGTCACATGGGGCACTCAACTGCCCCCTTTTTGCTTGTATAATAACTTCAGTTAACAAACACACCTAACTACATTATGCCTCGCAAGTCTGCTGTGAACGACGCCCAACTGATTGAGTCCCTTAAAGAACTGTATGGTTCTGAAATTACCACTGGTGATCTTCGTGGTTTTTGTGCTTCTCGTGGTCTTAATTATCAAACCGTAACCCGCCGCCTGGAAGATTATAAGACTGGTCGTGGGCGTTGGAACCTAGAAGTGACTCCTAGTGTTGTTGGTAAAATGGAGCAGGCATATCAAGCACCTGCCGCCCTCCCTGTTGTGGAACAAAACCTCATTCCTGATAAAGATGATACCTTCGTCAAGTTTGGTAATTTTAACGATATTAAAAAAATTATTCAGTCCCGTATCTTTTATCCTACGTTCATTACGGGTCTTTCGGGTAATGGTAAAACGTTCAGTGTGGAGCAAGCTTGTGCTCAACTTAAGCGTGAACTAATTCGCGTAAACATTACTATTGAGACTGATGAAGACGATCTTATTGGTGGATTCCGCCTTGTTGATGGTGCTACTGTGTGGCATAACGGTCCAGTTATTGAAGCCCTTGAGCGTGGAGCGATCCTGCTCCTTGATGAGATTGACCTGGCATCCAACAAAATCCTTTGTCTCCAGTCCGTGTTGGAAGGAAAGGGTGTTTTCCTGAAAAAGATTGGTCGCTTCGTGAAACCTGTCGCTGGTTTCAATGTGATTGCTACTGCCAACACCAAAGGCAAGGGTTCTGACGATGGACGCTTCATCGGTACTAACGTCCTCAATGAGGCATTCCTTGAGCGTTTTCCTGTGACCTTTGAGCAAGCATATCCCGCTCCTTCTACTGAGCAGAAGATCCTTGAGGGTATTGCTCTGGATCTGGGTGTGGAAGACCGTGATTTCTGCAAGCGTCTGGT